TAGGGTCTGAACCCATAAGGGCATTTGATACCATTTTGCCATAACCAGTAGCGTTACTTAAATCTATAGACTCTGTTGGAACTTCAAGTAGGTTTGATAATGTATTGATGTATGGTGAGGCAAGAGAACGTAATGTAATACCAGCATCTATTTGAGCAGCATAAGGCTTATAGTTTTGCTTAGCAGTATTAATAATATCTTGACGCCATGTATCTATAGTTGACTTTCCAAGAAGTATGCTTTGAGCAGCATCCGAGAAATAGTTTCCAACGCCATCTTTAGTTGGCGTGTTGTAACTATTTAGTCCGTAATCATTAGCAAGTGATTTAAGTTGAGCAGTGTAATTAGCAGCCATGCCACCTGGTAATGAAAGGTTAATTTTTCCTACTTGAGCAATATGTTGTTTAATTGCTTCAGGGTCAATACCTTTACCCCAAGACTGTTGCAATGCCCATTCAGCAAGACTTCCATTATTCTTTAATGGTGGGTAAGAACCATCTGCATTTGGCTTAATCTCTGGACCAATTTGGTCAGGGGTAAGTGTCTCGCCCATCTCAGTTGCAGTACGAGCAAGATATTCACGCATCTTGTTATATGATTGTGCATAATCTCCAGGCGCTGAAGTCATTGCCGTTTGAGAGTTTTGCCAAGTAGATGAATGATTTTTAGCCCAAGATGTATTTAAGAATTCTGCTTGAAACTTTTTAGCATCCCAGGTGCCATTCATCGCATCTTTGAATAGTTTTTGCAATGATGGGTCTGAATCAATAAGTGCTGCCTGAACTCCATATTTATCTAAGAAATCTTTAGCAGCATCTGCAGGGGCTGGAGCATTGATACCAGCAATAGTTCCATTAGCCACTGGCTTAGAAGAAGGTGTTGAGGAAGAACTGGATGAACTAGTAGAAGATGGCTTGGCTTTAGTTCTAGTTGCTGGGGTATTCATTGCTGCTTTTTTGGCAGCGGCAATTTTATCAGTTGTGGCAGTTGCTGCAGGTATATTATCTGCGCCAACAACACTTTGTGATTTACCTAATTGAGCATTAACTTTATCAAGTTGCGCTTTAATAGTCGCATTTGGATTTCCTAAATCTACAGATTTTTTATATTCAGCCTCAAGAGTTGGTTGTATTTGCTCTAATGATTTTTGATTAGCCGCTTTTGTAGCAGCATCTTTTGCTTGCTTACTAGATGCTCTTTGCGATTTATCCCTTGCTTTAACAGCAGCAATCTCTTGATTAAGTTGGTCATTAAGGGTTTTGAATTCTTGAAGCGCTTGCTCATATCCAGGTTGTCCAGGGTATAAATCTTTTAATTTATCTTGAGCACGTCTTACATCTAAAGGCGTAACTTTAGCCATTAGTAGCCTCCCTTAAATGAATTCATTGCTGAACGCATAGCATCAAAATATGTAGTTGCTGCGGTATATTCTTTAGCCTCTGGGCCTTGACGAACAATGTTGCTGATAAAATCATTTTCTGAAAGTGCGCTTTTGGTAGCCATAATATCTCTTACTGGCGCACCTGAGGCATCGTAACTTGTATTACGAGTGTAGATTGGGTTGGCTTTTGCATAAGCAAGAAACTTTTGATGATACTGGTCAACCTCTTGTTTAGTAGCATCGCGGCCCATTAAGTTTTGATAAACAGAATTTGCAACAAATTGAGTGGTTGTATAATCTGGTTGGGCTATTTCAGTTTGGTAGGTAGGCATACGGGATGCACCCATAGCACCTGTACCAGCAGTAATTGGCACATAACCACCTGTAGGAGTGCCACTACCAGTATTAATTTGAGCAGGTGGTGGAGTTGTAGGTTTTGCAAAACCCGCAGGTTTAACAATCTTGGTTGCTGCCATTTTTATCCTAACCTTGCGAATACGGAATTAACCACTGTATTTAAGCGGCCATCTTGGTTGACTCTATCTTTTAGGTAATTAGCCCAAGCATCTTTTTCTGCTTTAACTGCTTCAGATGCTCCGTTAGCACGAAGTTGTAATACTGCTGAATTGTGCGAAACCCAGTCAGTCATAAGTCCTTTAATCAAACCAGCCTGCTCCCCTGTAGGAATTTTTACAGCATTACCCTGAGCATCTTTACCCGAAAACATTTCTTGGAAATCAGTCATTGCTTGTTGAGCCAAGTGAGTTTTCTTGGTTGATGAATAATCATCCCACCATATTGGGTTAGATTGGCCATAAGCATTTACAAATGCGCTCCAGTTAGAACGCTCTGCTGTTTGAGACTGGCCAGCATTTGCCAATGCTGTCATAGCATTATCATGTGCTGTACGCTGTGAAGCAATGTAGTTGTTACCAGAAGCGGTGTAGTAAGAAGCCAAGAATTGTTCTGGTGTTTTATTTCCACGTAGGTGCATCTTTACAATTTCATCATGGATAGCCTGAGCATCTCCTGATAAACTTGTAACTTGTGGAACTAGAAACGCTGCGCCAACTGCTTGCTTGCTATTAAGTAAATCTTTGTTGCCTTCAATCCAGTCAATTGCCTGGTTTGTATATGGCATTGTAGCGCCAGGGATAGCGCCTTCAGTTCTAGAAATTGTATATGAAATTGCCCCAGTACCATGTTCAGAAATAAACTTATCTAGTGCTTCTGGGTAAGTCATCTGCTTGCCAGTTATAGCAGATTTTTGTTTTAATAATTTATAGAATTCATCGCGCAAGCCAGCATCTTCTTGTGTTACAGCAGGAGACAGTGGGCTTACAGCACCAACTAAAGCCTTCATAATCATAATTGATTTTGCATTATTTTTAATACGGTCAATAAATGCTTGCTTTTCAATTGGTGAAGCATCTGCGGCTGGAACCTGACCATGGTATCCAGCAGAGGCTATAGAAGATATTGTTGCATTAAAGAAAGAGGATTCTGTTTCTTTGGCATCAATCGCATGATAAATCGTACGGGCTACAGCGTTAGGCATTAACTGGTCAAAGTAACTCTTTTGGAATCCAGCCCCGCCAACGACTTTTTTAATCTCACGGTCAAGTGATGGGTCAATTGCACCAAGAGTGTTTGCAGCAATAGATACAAACGGAGATACACCAGGAACGTTAAGTTCTGGAAGTACAGTCTTTAGCGACTGTAAATCTCCAGTTACGTTTACTGGCAAGCCACCAACAACTGGCATACCCAAAACGCTTGCAGCATTTAAGAATGATGAACCAAGTTCCCCGATGAATGGAAGTGTTACGTGTTTAGCACCAGTTGAATCAGTTTCAACAAACCCTGGGTTATTTACACCCTGTTGTATTAATTGATACTTACGGAAAGCCTCTGGGTTAGTACTAATCAATGAGCCAGCGCGACGCATTGCCTGCTCTTGAGCAAAGTAAAAAGGCAAGTAGTTACGTGCTAATACAGAGAACTGAGTACGCATTGCAGTATTGTGAATCTGAGGAACCATAGCATAGGTAGCACGAGTCATAGCAATACGAGTTGCTTCTTCTTCGCTAATTACGCCTGTATCCAAAGCATACTGTAGGCTCTTCATTTCATTTTTAACATGGTTAAAGAATAAAGGTTGACGAGAAAGGTTATTGATAATTGGGTCAATTATCTTTTCAAAACCAAAATTTGTTATACGCTGAGTTAAGTTTGGACCAGGTGTCATTTCATAACCTTGACCAGCGACAGCCTTTGGCCGTGCCTCATTATCAAGGTTTTTAATACGGTCAAGGGAAATCTTTTTTCCAGCGGCTATATCTTCCATAAACTTGCGGTTTACAGAATCTGAAGTTGAACCAGTAAAAAGGTTACGCATAATATCCGTACGACGAGCAGAAAAAGCCTCTGGTGTTTCGTTAACATAACCAGCCATAGTCTTACGTTCAATGGCATATGGGTCTGTCTTAGCAGAAGCACCCATAAAGGTTGGACTGTTTTCATCGTATTCAACTTTACGAATACGCGCTTCATCCTTTAGACGAGCAACTTCCCAAGCCTCATCTGGTGTGGCTCCACGCTTTAATTCAGCAAGGGCATCTGCAGTAATTTGTTTACGAGATTCAGTAGTTGCTGCTTTTGAAAGTTCAATATGATAGTGAATGTCAAACTTAGGGTCAGACTTCTCAAAACTAGCATACTCACCAGTTTTAACTGGGAAGCGACGTTGAGCATTTTGGCCAACAATTTCTGTTAACTGGCGCATAAATTCTTGTTGTTCCGCTGGCACACCATATCCAGTAAAGGTTGCACCACTTGCCATGTGGCCTTTAGTAGCAATAGCAATACGGGCTGCTAAATCTAAATCTTCTTCAGATGCTAGTTTGCTTAATCCTTTAGCAACTGTCTTGCGTACCTTTTTGCCAGATACATCGGCAGCAGCATTGGCTAGATATTCTACTGGGTCAGTTCCGTTGTGCACAGCATGAATAGCATTTTCTATAATTGCTTCATCTTCACCAACGGCAAGTTTATAGTTCATCTTAGCAGCAGCACCTGCTACTTTAGACTTTGCTATATCAAATGAACCAAAACGAAATACTGCTGGGATTAATTCAGATGCAGCAATACGTAAGCCAAAGCCACCAGTTAGAAGAGCAAGAGGCTTAAAAACGCCATCAGTATAACGGGCGGCAAAATCATCAATGCGGCCATACAGTTTTCCGTATGTACCTAAGTCACGCATAGCGCCTTTAACTACACGAAAGTCTGGCATAGAAAACATACCACGTTGGTCTAGGAAAGCACCTTGTGTTGTAGTACGTCCATTAAGTTCTACTTGCGAGGCACGCTCGCTTGAAAGGTAACCTGGGCCATAATCTGTTTCTTTTAATGAACGATGAACCATACGAGCAGACTTGTCCATAATGTTTTTGGCAAAGTTTGAATCATCTGGAAGTCCAGCGGCTTTGAACATTTCAGAAAGAAGGCTTGAGTAAACATCTTTTTTGGTGGCTAAATCACCAAGCATAAACTCTGTAGTCTTTTGACGTGCAAGTTGGTCTGACAATGAAAAGCGTGCAATACGATATACAGAAGTTGCGGATGCTGGGTCAGATGGGTCAAACTTTGTATTGGAAAGTTCTAGTGTATTACTATCAATTGTATATGGTAGGTATCCAGAGAATGTGCGAGTCTTGCCAGCGATAGCAGACTTCCAAGCATCACCACTAAATGGACGCAAAGCCACAGGAAGAATTGTTTTGATTTCTCCTGTATTTACTACGTTACCTGCATCATCAAGAACTAATTGTTCCGCACGACGAGGTAGGAAAAAGTTAGCCTGATTTCCACGTAGGTACAAGGCATCATTTGTATCCCATTGGCGCAGTTTATCAGCAGTCTTAGATGCAGCAGCACGAAGTACAGTTCTATTTGGAACCATAGATGCACCATTGATTGAAAAGTTTTTCATCAATTCTGTATCATAAGTTGTTTGAAGAAATACTTTGTGCAAATCATCAGTAGTAATCTCAGCCAAAGGGCGAGTTAAATACTGAGCCATACCTTGCAAGCCAGGATACTTAAGAGCAATATCCATCTGTGCCTCAGCGGCTGAAGGTGCTTTGTTAATAATACCTTTAATGTCTTCTAGGGCGCGTACGTAACGCTTACCACTATTACCAGTTAAAGTATCAGCAATTGATGGATTTTTACCACTAGCATATAAAGCATCTAATTGGTCTGGTGAATAAACTTTAAGACTGTTACGTTCAAAGAAACCCTGTACACTATCATTAAGTCCACGAAATGGACCCTTTAAGGTTGTAATAACTTTACCGTCTTCGGTTGTTAAATACTTACCTTGTTGAACTGCGCTACGGCCTTTAAGGCCAACATTGATTGGGTCTAATCCAAAGTCAAAAGCAATATCTCCTGCACCAGAAATTATCTTACCTAAACCTTTATCGGTATTACGTAAGTCACCAAGTCCTGGAACATGGGATACAGCGTTTGCAACATCTCGCCCAAAAGAAACTTTATAGTTTGGGTCATTTGAATCATTTACGGAATCACGAAATGATGTTCCAAAGCGAGTTAAAAGATTACGTTCAATAGCAGCGGCAGCATCTGCTCCAGCGGCTGCGCCTTCTGGACCAAAAAATGCGCCTAAGGCTCCGCCACCAACAACACCAGCAGTTGCCATAAATCCATCAAAAAGACCATGACGGGCATATACAGAGTGAACAAATTTATAGTCACGCTGAACTTCTTGTAATGGCTTAGCAAGCCAAGAAAGACTACTTGTTACTGCTTTAGCGGCTCCACCAAATACTCTTTGCCAAATGTTTTCAGAACCATGTTCTGCTTGATGGTCCTGCAATGATTGCTGTAAAGCCATGCCATTAGCAGCATGAGAAAGTGAAGTTGCCGCAGCGTCTGGGTTTGATGAGTTAAGTGAGTCATTAACTAAGCCAGGCGAATTAACCATGTGTGGATTATTCGCAAGTACTTGGTTAACGTTGTTAACGTTACCTGCCATTAATACACCTGGTTAATTCGTTGCGCTAAAAACTTTGCGGCTGGAGAAGCATCTGGATGTGCAGCATATGCTTGCAATCCTTCTTTAACTGTTTGATATTTTGTAATATCAGGAGCACCAAGATTTAATGCTTCTGGACCTGCACCTGCACCAAGTGCCGCACCAGAACTAACTGGCTCAAAAGGCTTTTGTGTAGGCGATGTAAGCGGCGTAACTGCTGGTTGAACGTTAGTTCCATCACCAGCGCTTGGAGATAAAGGATGAAGCATTGGGGTTGCAGGTGCTGCGGCCATTGCTGCTCCACCTTGAATATCCATAACTTGTTGTCCATCTCCCCAATTAGGCATACCTGAGATATACCGTTGTGCTTGCTTTGATGCTGGTCCGCCATCGGTACGTCGGCTTAAAGCCCCTGGGCCTGATTGAACTGCTGGCTTGTTTGCCTGTGGCATTTAATCACTCACCCTCTTGTAATGTTTCAATGGTTCGGGCTGCATACTCGTGGAAGTTTTCTTTGTCCTCCACGAAATTTGCTTGTGTCTGTAGCATTTGACTTGCCATAGACAATGAGCCTGCTATATCAACTAAGATATCGGCTACTGTTTCGGCGATAAGGGCATAGACATCAAACTTGGTTACCCTTGTTAGTATCTTGCCCTCATCGTCATTTAGCATTTATTTACTTCATTGGCTTTCCAGCAGTGGTGCCTGTGCCTCTTGTGCCTGAAGGTTGTACTGTGTAAACCTGTGTTGACTTGCCAGTCTTTGCTGGGCCAGACTTTGGTTGAATCTTTGTCTTCTGTGTTGTTGCATCTGAGGAACCGTGTCCGCCTTGATTCTTTGGCGCTGGTACCTTTGTAGTCAATGATGACTTCATTGTTGCCATTTATATCTCCTATAGGTTTTTGTTTTTGTTTGACAACCAAATACGCGTTTAGATTGGTTGCCTTCTGGAAACAGACGCAGCGAGTTGTGGCCGTCCAGAAGATGAAAGTCCTGCTAAGAGACTTTGTAATGCAGTCCCTTGTGATTGTCCAGCAGGCATTGGTGCGCCACCTTGCGGTGCGCCAGTAGGCTCCCCAGTAGGAGCCTGACCTGGGGCGCCTTGCGCCTCACCAGCGGCTGCAACTTCTGGGGAAACTTGTGGAGCAAATGCTGCTGAAATAACATCTTCAATATTATCGCCAGCCATACGGCCTTTGATTGCATCTGCTATTGAGTTAATAATCTTTGATGGGTCTTGGCCTTGTGAAGCAAGTTGTGGAATTGCTTGAGCGTAAGAACCAATTGCTGATACTAAAGCATCGCGTAATGCTTCTACTTCAACGCGTTCTTCTTCCATGGTAACGTTCATTTCCCATGGCATCTGACGACGTAAAAAGTCACGTGAGATTAATTTATCGCCACGTGCTTGAAGTCCAAAGATAAGAGCGCGGTTAGGGTCTAGTCCAGCCATCATGCCGTAAGAGACATCGCACCAATAATCGCCTTGAATATCTTTATTTGGTGTATAGGTAATTTCGTATGGAGCGCCAGCGTTAACGCCGCGTACTTCCTTTTCAACATCACTAAATAATTTTTCATCCATCATAAATGCCATACGCATTACGTGACGGAAAGCCTCAGCAAATACTGCTTGGGCTGTTTTAACTTGGGTATCAAATCCACCCATGAGTGCTTCAACGCCACGGCCAGTTACGATAGAACCTGATTGCTGTCCTAGTCGTCCCTGTGGGTAACGTGAACCAACTCGTAGTTCTTGGTCAAGTAGTGCTGACTCTTGAAAAATTCCATTAGGAATATCAAGGCCGACACGACGAATCTTCTCTGGGTTAGCAGAACGGATTGTTGCATCTGGACCAATTTCAAGTACGTTAACATCGGCAGGGAGAGCAAACGGAGCCTGTACTGATTTCTGTGCGGCTTCCAACTGAAGTGTAG